TGAACCAGGAAACCACTCTTGGAAGAGAGTTATATTCTGATAGAATATAACTTTGTCACTTAAATCCTTCGGGTCGTGCAAAGTTAGATTTCTAACCTGCGCCTTTCGGAATATAAACGAAATCTGGAGGGGCCAACAGGCCTCCAAGTCGACTTCCTATGTGAGAAGTGTCCTTGGATCTCAAGTGTTTCGCTGCACACAATTGGAGAGGGCTAGCACCCCGCCTCCGGTTGGAGACAAGGTTCTTCTCATGTACCTACATATGAATATATCGTAGCTACAAATAACAAAAATACACAGCGAAGAAACACTCTCTTCTTAGGGAGAGTGGACCGTTTATTACGGTCTATTCTAAGTGCGCATTTTAGTTATGATGTGGCGTGGATAAATTCTGCATGCGGTACCTTCTTTACGGAGGTCCGTAGACTTGTTGACGATAGAGGTATCGAGTTTACAGTTAAGTATGTTAAAACATGCCGAAACTGTATTACTAGAGCTCTATCTGGAGAACCAGTCCAAGAAGTGGATGGTATTAAACTCGATAAGAACGGAATTCCTTCCGCCTTTTCGGAGATTTATTACGCATCACTTGGATCGAAAGATCGAATAAGGGTTTTAATGTCCTTACTCGTATCTCTTCGTTCCATAACACTTCCTCCTAAGCTCGTAACTGATACAATTACTGATCCCTGGGAAGGGATCGATAATATATCAGATCATGAACTTAGAAGGGCTTTATACAATCTAAAGGTCTACAAAACATTGAAGATCTTTAGTAAGAATAAAGTCTCGACTGATATCCAACAATTCCATGTCTCCACTAAGAAAGGAACAAAGGGACCCGCTATGATTGGTGCGATGAAGGAACTTACCCTTCTTACTCCTCAACTAATAGATGATATTATACTATTAGGGGGTAGAAGGCTGGGTTCATACATTCGCTCACAATTATCAGCGAAGTCCTTCTTCGACCTTCTTCTTGGACCATGGATGCGTGTCTTCAATGTCAAGGCAAATAAGGATTCTACTTCTTTAAGAAGAATCTCTTATTTCTCAGACAAAGAGGGTAAAACCCGAGTGGTTGCTATCCTTGATTATTGGTCACAAACTTCTTTGAGACCGCTTCATAAGATGCTTAATAACATTTTACGAACGATCCCGAGAGATTGTACCTTTAATCAGGGAGCATTCACTGAGTTTGTTCATGAGGATAACGGCCCTAACCTATTCCATAGCTTAGATTTAACTGCTGCCACTGATCGAATGCCTATAGCTCTTCAAAAGAGAGTTATCGCACAGATCATTGGAACAGAGAAATCTGAAGCGTGGTCTAGGATCCTGGTTGACTATCCTTTCCAAGTTACAACTTTGGATGAAAATTCCAAAAGAGTTACAAGGGAAGTTAAGTACAACACAGGACAACCAATGGGTGCATATTCTTCGTGGCCTGCTATGGCTTTAACTCATCATGTCCTAGTTCAAGTTAGTGCTTTACGTTGTGGCTATATAGGCTACTTCGATAAGTACTTCTTGTTAGGAGATGATTTAGTTATAGCTAGAAATGATGTTGCAAAAGCGTACCTTGATCTTATTGCATCACTTGGAATGCCATACTCTCCGGAGAAAACTCATACAGGTAAAACTGTATTTGAATTCGCGAAGAGATGGTTCCAAGATGGTCAAGAGATCACGGGATATCCTATAGGTGGTGTTTTAACCACT